ATTTTTTCTTAATATCCTCGATCTTGGTATCCGCTCCCGACTGAATGTCAAATACACTTTTGTCGACGCCCTTAAGCCCAGTCGACTCTTTGGCATCGGTATAAGACCGCTGCATTTTTTCAGCCTCGTCCCGAATACCCTTCTCGTTACGCCATTCTTGATTTAGGGTATTTTCTTTTTTCTTGGCATATGTTTGATTGAGCATATCAAGCGCTTCTGCATATCTTTCATTAGCCGACGCCGATTTATCCAGCTTAGCCTTCTCGTCCTCATACCAATTGTCTACCTGCTTCATTTTTGTGGCAGTGATGGCCAGAAACTCCTTTTCAATGGCTTCTGTCGCTGTCTTGGCTTGGGCCGCAATGTCTGGGCCTTTATGTCCGCTGCTTGGGAGTATCAGTGGTCCCGGTGGAGCCGCGGGTGTTGCATAAGACGCGGCATCATCATTCCGCTGTTTTTCTGTGGCCCTATCTTCCGCAAAAACCGCATTCATCGCAAGGCGTTTTGCCTTAGCTAAATCCCTGAATGAAGATGCAGTATTTGCAGCTTCATAAGACACTCCAGATAATGCGTAGGCTTCATCGTACAGCCCATCACTTACAACCGTTGTTGTTTGGGCAAGTTCTTTGCTAACATATATTAGCGAAGAAATAGCGGCACCCGCTGCGGCTAATTTCCATAAAGCGACACCAACAATCGCAGTAGTTGTCCCCAGCATAAACAACGCAGGGAGTACAATTGCGGTGATGGCTCCGCCAATAGCATAAAGCCCCAGTTCGACCTCTGGCGGAATCATGTTAGCAATAGCTTCTCTGATTCCTGCAGCCTTTACACGGGCTGCGAACCCGTCAAGGAAGGTCAGTGTCCCTTGCATTTTTGTTTTCAAATCTAGCGCTTCAACAATTTCGTCACCAAGCGTCCGCATGATCGCGCCCGATTTATCTTTGATGTTCGACAGTATCCCGGTAATTGTCCCGGACTGTTTTTCCATCATACCGCCGTACTTTTCACCCATTTGCGAGATCATGCCAGCAATTGCGGCATTAGCGTTCAACGCCTTGTTCTCCGCCAACTTCATAGTTTCCGGAATGCTCTTTCCAATCACGTTCGCCAGCATCTGCCATGCCGGAATTCCAGCTTCGGCAAGTTGCCGCATTTCTTCGCCGGAAACAAACCCCTTGGCTTTCATTTGCCCGAAGGCGAGTGTTACCCTATCCAGTACTTCAGCGGACCCACCAACAGCAGCCACCGCGTCGCCGATAGCCGTAATCATCGGGATTATTTCCTGCGCCGTGTACCCATATGCGAGCAATCTTTTGCTGGAGTCAACTAATCCAGTAAATTCAAACGGCGTTTTTTCGGCAAATGTTGCTAGGCTCTGCAAAAACGTTTCTGCCGCCGTAGCGCTGCCAAGCATGGTCGTAAATGCAATTCGGTTTTGCTCCATGTCAGCAGCCATTTTGACGGCTGCGATTCCGACACCTCCAAGAGCCGCAGTTACCAGGCCCATACCTGCCGCAAGGTTACTGGAAAAGTCAAGTGCATCCGACCCAAAGGCACGTTGCATCTGACGTTTTGACGCAGCAAGTTCTTTGCGTAGGCCGGATCCGTCGCCAGATATTTTTACTAGTAGCTCGGCTACTGCGTTCAATCAGTTTCACCTCCGTCCGGATGGAAGTCATCAGGAAATTTTGCTTTTAAATAGTTCTTGTCTGAGGTTCTATCTCGCTGATCGGCGGGCTTATCTTCCAGCGGTCTTGCCAGATCCTTAACACTGACTTTCCCTTTGATTGTTTTTCCCGATACGTTCAGCAAATGCGCAACAAAATACGCCGCAACGGTTTCAGCCCGTTTGCGGCGTGATTCATGATCCCGTTGTCGCCAGAGCCAACCTTGCAGCAATAGATAAAATTCGTCCGGCTGCAGGTGGTCAAATGTGTCTGGAGTTATCCCTAAAGGTCCGTAGGCGATTGGCTCGGCCCACTCAATCCATTCTTCGAGCGTTTGGACGGCGTCTTCTTCGTCGCCGTCCCCTGTTCGTTTTTTGAGTTTTCACCGTCCGCAGATTTGACGGCTGCTTTCTCCAATTCACTGATTGTCGCATCGCGAACCTTACTGCCCATTATTCCGGTAGCAAGGATTGCTCTGATCAATGGCACGGCAATATCCTTGATGTCGCCCCCATTGTCTAAATATTGTTCAATTCGTTCTGCCCAAAAATTGATAGGCTTGTTAAATTCGTGCTGCTGCATCGCAATTGGCAGGGCTCGCAAAACAAAATCAACGCCGACATCCTGCGTTGTCATAAGCCGCAAAATTGATGTCCCCATTGATTTTTCCAGCAACGACAACCGAATCATATCGAACATCAAATATTGGTTCGCTCCGAATAATTCAAACGGAACTGTTTTTTTCAATTTCGTTCACTCCCTTAAGGGGCAGCCGTTAAGCCACCCCTTTCATCGTTTTTTAATTATGCCGTGATCGTGATTGCCAATAGTTCATATCCGCCAACCGACAAGCTGGCGTAAAATACATGTTCGCCGGTTGCCAAAGTTGCCAGGTATGTACCTTCGAGCGTAATTTCTCCTGCTGTCGTAGCCGTGTAGTTGTCAGCGGCAACCGCAGCGCTCGCCAGCGTGATTGCAGTAACGACCGCCGACTTTTCAAAATAGAACACTTGATCAGTCGCAGCCGCCTTGGAAACTGTAATGGAAATATCGCTAAGCGGTCCGGACCCGTTCAGCGTCAGCGAATACGTTGCCTCTGCGTCATACGGAGCTTCTTTATTAAATTCCGTTACGATTGCCCATCCAATTTGGTAAGTATTGTCGGGGTAACGAAATTTAAAATTAACTGCCTTTCCCTGACGTTTGGCTCGACGCATAGCTTTTAGCCCGATGTCTCCATCTGCGTCAGGAATTAAACCGTCGGTATCCACACTCCATTTTTTTAACCCGGCGGCAGTTGCCGGCCATCCACCTGACGACTTGTTACTACCGTCTATTTCCTCGGACGACTCATTTAAAGTAGTCCCTCTTAACCCGCCAATAATCGACCATATAGGCACTGCGGCAGTTCCTGTATTTATATATACAAGGTAATCCTTGCCTGCAGTTACAGGGTTTGCGATAGGATTCACTGGCAACTCGGTCCCAAATCGCTGCATGTCAAACCCGAATGCCATAATCCCTGTATTTTTTTGTGACATCGGGTTCATCCGCCGCTGTAAAAGCATATATGCCAGCAGCATGATCAAAATAAATAACAGTTCCATCCCGTTTTACCTCCTCGCTTTTTGTAAATAAAAAGAGCCCCTCCGGGCTCCCTGTGTACGTTGCCGGTTATACTCCGCCCAAGTCCTGAATCTTTGCAGTGAGTGTCAATTCCATTTGATATCCATATTCTTCCGCATCGCCCGCCCGGAGTGGAGAAAGGCTTGCCATTAAAATCTTGAATCTTGCTGCAGATAAGTCGATAGGAATGGTAGAAAGGATACCAACCACAGTGTTTGCAATTTCCCAAAGCTCCATTTTGCCGTCATATTCTGACCATAACAATATTTTTTGCGATATGTCATATATCGCAAGGTCTTTGGCGCCTGATAAATCGCATTCAACCATCCCAAACGTCATATAGGGCAAATCGACGGGCACCATATTGCCGTCAACGTCCAGCACCGGCTTCCCATCGGTACCGTACTTGCAGTAAGGTACGCAGTCATAGATTGGTGTGGACTGCTCTGCGGACAATAGCGCGGTAATTGCTTTCTGCAGATCCGGCGCTGGGTATCGTACTTTTAAACTCACGGCTTCACCGCCTCGGCAATTTTTCTAACCAGATTAGGTCTTTCATCCTCGAACGCCGGACGCATGAACGGGAATGCTCGGCGCGCCGGAATGGAAGCCTTTGTCGCGTAGTAACTCAGATTTACGCCGACCTTGCCACCAAACCTGATCTTGAGCGCCTTCTTGTTTCTTGGCCTAACAACCGCCGCTTTTGCCCCAAACTCGATCAGGTGAGCATGTGGCTGTTTTGCGGCAATGACTCCTTCAACCACGCCACGGCCATATTTATTACTGGAAAAGCTTGTTTTGATACTCTTTTTCAGCTTGCCCCTCCGTACTCTAACTCGCCTTTTTGCGCCAGCCCCAATGGCTCTCGTACTATCCCTGACAGCGTTTTCAATACCGAGCCGTGATTTGCCATCGTACGCGCCAATCTTTTCAAGAGCCTGCCCCAGTTCTGGGACAGCCATGTTTACACGGAAGCCCCTCACCTTACCACCTCCCTGCACACCAACATGGTCGCATCCCTCTCTGTCTCATAGGTGTGAAGGACATCAAACGTCTTGTTGCCCCAGCCAATCCGCCAGCCCTTGCGCACGTCAGCCCTGTTTCTGATTTTTATTTCGCGGGTCATTTCAGAAATTACGGCCCCTGTTTCCACTAATGTTGCAACACGCGGCTTTAGAAACTCGGCCCAAACCGTAGTGACCACAACAAATTTATCCGATCCCGGTATCGGCTTAAAACCACCCGCTCCGTCCGGAATTAAGTTGGGGCGCAGCAGCTTAATTCGTTTATCCAGTTTGCCGATACTTATCCCTTTACTCATGGTGACAACCTCAATTGCGTCACCAACGCAGTAAAGGTGATGCCGATGCTTTCAATGCCACCCGTGGCGTTCAACAATGTGGGATTTTCGACGATCTTGCCACAGAAAATTGTAACCAGCAGTTTGTAAAGTGCATTGTCGTAGTTTTTTGCGCAACCGGCATTAAGCAAATACGTTTCAGCGGCTGATTGATACACGACCAGCACTGCGTCCTGGTCCGTGCCGTCGATTTTCAAAAAATCCTTGAGATCATTGACTGTCATGTCGGCCATAGGATCACCGCCTATTTTGTTTCGGCTTCAGTTGCGTCAGCGGCGCTGGTAGTTTCGGTTTCGGCAGACGTATCACAGACTGCCACAGGTGTCTCAGTGACGACCGCATCAACACTGAATGGTGCCAGAACAATGCTCACACCAGACGCTTCATTCTCTGCCCGGACTCTCTTTTCAAGTTCCACATATTCAGCCTCAGTCAAAACCCTATTAACCTTGAATACCACGACTGTTGTCGTTTCGGCCGCTACAACAGTTCCTTCGACAACCGTAACTTTTGCCTTTCCCATGATTCATGCCTCCATTGCTCAAAAGTAAGAGCGCCCCGATCAAGGGACGCTCTTCTGTGTTTTTACATTATGCAGCCCTAGACCGCCGTTGCTTTCTTAACACGGATAAATCCGTTGAAAGCTACAACGTTGCCACCAGCATACACCTCGCCACGATGGGCAATCATACCTTCCTTGAACTTATAATCGGTGGATCGTTGTACGTCCAGATCACTGAATACAACCAACTTATAATTGGCCAGCGAGCCATACGCCATGCAATACGTTCCCACCGTGGTTGCCGTTGCGCTAACCGCAGCTGCCGCGCTGTTGATAATAAATGGAATCCCGTCGATCGTTCCGGTGTTTCCGTTGGTAATGATGGTGTGGTAATCCTTGCCGTCCGTGGTTCGAAGCTGAGAAAATGCCAGCAAATCCTTTTTATTGAGAATCAGAACCGCACTTTCTTCAACAGCTTCATCGCCGCCGTAGGAGTAGATGATGGTTTTCAGTGTACCAATGGCAATCGCGGAAATACCGATGTCGGTAGCTACGTCAATAGCCGCTGCCGCAGTCGTCAAGATGCCGGTCAGGTGCCCCGCTGCACCGGTGCCAACAAGAATTTCTTTGGCCAGTTTACGCCGGGCAGACTTGGAAATTCCACCAATGACAACTGACTCATAATCAGCCGCAGGCAGCTTCTTGATTTCATTAGTAATCTCGCTGTATGCAGTGATTTTGGTTTTGTTGATGTCTGCATACCCGAAGGTTACGTCGGTATCGCCAGGAGCCACACCCTCTGCGGTGTAGTTCCCCTCCGGAGTGTCTTTCTCGTACGGTTGGCTAAACGATTCACCACCAGGCAGAACCAGGCGGTCCACGCCATCAACCAGCCCTGATACCTTCTCAAAGGTTCCGTTGATGGTGCTGGAAGTATGTTTTGGCAATACAACGCTGGAACTGCCAACAGTAACGGATCTACCCTCCATCAGATTTTTGCCGCGTTTTTCACGGTCCGCTTTGTCGGCTGCAGCCCGATCTTCCAACGCCCCAGGGGTTCCGCCCGCTACCGGTGCGAATCCTACGCCAGGTGTGAATCCGCGCGATTCAGAATTCGGCCTCTCTTGCGTGCCTTTCCCGTTTACGGCAGCCGTGCGTGCTTCGGCTTCACTAACGTCGTCGGTATCGCTTGCGTCACGTTTTGCCAGTTCCGCAGCAACCCTATCTTCAACATCGATGTCTGACAGTTCGGACCGCAATTCAGCGATTTCATCGTTTACTGCGTCAAGTTGCAGTCCAATAAATCGCAATTCAGCTTCATCAGTGCTTTTTTCATTTTTAGACAGCAGTGCAGTGCGGCGTGCTTCTCTCGCCTGCAGTTTTTTCATCAGTTTTTCTCGTTCAGTCATGGTTATATCGCTCCTTTTCTATTTCGATTTCTGGCTCGCAAATCTATAGGCATTGCCTTGGAGTTATCCAACCCCTGCGATCGTGCGTTATCCAACGCAAGTTTGGCATTATCCAATGCCAATTTGTCACGGGCATTAATATCAGTTGTGGGGTATGCCGGCCACCCAACGGCAGACACTTCATAGACCTTGGCAATTTTTAGGATTCGACGCGTCGGCATGTCGGTATCAAGGTTTTCCCATTTATCTTCCTTGACGCGGAATAGGAACGACATCCCTGAAATATCTTGGCGATCAATGCTGGATGCAAGTTGACGAGCTTCAACGTTGTTTTCCACATCAACATCAGCTCCTACGGAAAGACCAACATCGTCAATCGTTATCTGCATTGTGCTGTTGCCGTTATTTCGACGACTTCGCGCCAGCGGGATTTTGTCCAGGTTGTGGTTAACAAAAAAGAGAACGTCGTCGAAATCACATCCGTCAAACGCTCCTCGCTCAATTACCTCGTTATACCAGTCGCCAATAGAGGTCATTGTATTGAATACCGCAGCATGTCCTTCCAGCCGCCTTGTTTTTTTATCTTCTGCCGGTGGTGCCGCTCTGAAATCCGGAACCGCAAAACTACGCGATAAAACCATTGTTTTGTCGATATCTTTTTTATTGGACTGCTTCACTGTTTTTATCCCCCTTTGCTTGCTTCGTGGCACCATCATCGCCTGAATCTTTGCCCTTCCCGTCCAATTGGTATTGATCAATCAACGCCGTGTTCACAAAATTAAGCGACTGCAGTCGACGATCACCACTGTCAAACGGTTCCAGCCCAAACATATCATTGATCTCATTAAGCGTAAGCAGGCCGGTGCTGGTGGCCAGAGTCGCAATCTCGATCTTGTTTTGCGTGGACAGATACGCCGCCCGGTTGTAGTAGCATTTCGTCCGGTGTCCGACATCCTGCTCGCGTTGCGAAAACAGGCAGCTTGACGCTGCCTGCTCGAACTCAACAATAAAATCTTCGATGCAATTTTGATAAAACGAGCTATGCTGATCCCCTGAATAATCGCCAGACATAATCGCATCCGAAAGCCCATATTTTTCTCGGATGATTGATTTAAGGAACTTCAGGACGTCCGGCTTGATATCGACAGCCCTCATGTTGATAGGGGTAAATTCCCCTGCCAAATCAATCGCCACAATTCCTGCCTTGCTACTCAGGACATGCTCTTCAAACTTATCCCTCGCTGCCTTTACTTTGTCGGCATCAATCAACGTTTTGGCAGTGTACAGGCCGTTAATTTTCAGGGACGCCTCAATGGACAGCGGCAACCCTTCCATGACCTTATTCAGCGTCGTGACTGCGCTCAATTGGTCTTTAGTGTCTGGTCGACCGCTATCATTGCCGCCACCGACGATAGTGTTTTTGCCTCGGCGCCACCGCAGATGAATCAGGTCGGCATACGGTAATATATCCGTGGTTCCATCCCGCCAGGTAAACTTAACTTCCCACGCAGTTGCGTCATCCACCCCGATCTCAATCTGCGTCGGATTGAGCGGATAAAATGCCGTGTATTTCCGGTACTGATTTCCTTTGGCGTCGCTTACCATTTCAAACTGCGGATAAACGAAGCAGTTGCAATCCTTGCGCCGCAGCCACTCGCAAGATGCAAGGAAATCTTTCGTGGTTTGCAGCGGATTCGGCTTGAACCTGAATAACCGAGTTATGTCGTCGTTTTGTCTCCGGATGGATCCGGGAGCCTGAACCACCGAAATAATATCGATCTTGCTGATCTCTGTTGCTATCCGATCGATGCAGTTGTTTACGAAATCCGACAGGTACACATCTTCGCCGAAATGCGAAAAAATAGCCCTGCCATCATTCAGGACGGAGAGCAATTGCCGATTTTGCTTATTCTGTTTGTAGCGGTCAAAAACACCTTGCAAATAGTTAAATATCAAGCACTGTCACCTCCATCCTAAACCATATTCATGTATTCCGATTTGTAACGGCTGTAAGTAGCATACACAATGATAAATCCGAGCGTGCCATCGATCCTGTTTTTGGACTGCCCATATTTTTTTACCGGCATGATTCGTCCCAATTTATCAAGCTTCGCCGACGTATTTTTCAGGCACCATACATCCATCGGATTATTATTGTTAATCAACCGTTTCCCCCGCAGATCCGCTTCAACTATCCGCATCGGTCCAGATAATGAAGCGAAATCCATTCGGATTTGCTCCAGGACTTCTTCGCCAAAATGCAACTTGACCAACCGCTTAAAATCAACGGAATGCCAATTATCGTAACCAATTTTAAATGGCGTCATTTTGTATTGCTCATACAACCCGTAAAACCACTGCACAACATACTCAGGGTCAACCTCACTCCCTGGACATATTGTCACAAGTCCTTGTTTCTCCCATTCACGATAATTTTTCTTTTCAGGATTTAGGTCGTTATCCTCCAATATCGAGTCAGCCTTTTCTTCCGGTATGAAATACATAGACAGGATTAGCATCCTGCCCGTGTCTTTGTCCAACACAGCGGCTTTGGCGCTGCAAAGGTCAGTTGTCTCTGCAAAGTCCAATGATCCAATGTATTTTTTACCGACAACCTTTCCAATATCAAACATGGCCGTATTTATGATCTCAGCCTCGGTTAGCCATGCAGCAGCCGAATTTTGTTTTAGATTGAAATCCTTGGCCAACATAAAAGCCCTAACTGATGTCTGTGTTTTGGCTCGCTCGATCAGATCATCCAAATAGGACCACCGTTTGGATATCCCCAGGTTAGGATTTGACTTCACCCATGACGAACGATCTTGCCATACCTCAGTTTCGGAATCCTGCGTATAAAGCCATACCAGCAGCCTATCATTCAATGTCTCGCCTTTTATAATGCTCCGCGCTTCGGCCAGTCTCTTGTCCAAATATCCGTCATCGGTAAAGCCCTCTGTCGTGATCTCGATAAGAAGCGGTTCAATCTTTGTACTCATCGACTGGGTGATAGGCATTACCAGACTGTCATCTTTCATTTCATGGACTTCATCAATGATGGCAAAGTCGATGTTTTTCCCTTCCTTGGCGCCAGTTTTTGCCGATAGTTTTTTTATTTTCGCCTTGTTCTGCGATGAAAATTTTCCTTTCTTTTTGTGCTGCTTTGGGTTCCCCATGAAAATCCCTTTGATATTCTTCCGGGTAACCCGTTCCATTGTCGGCGACTCTTCGCGCATGGCGTTGATTTCATCAAAAATTAATCCAGCCTGCTCATAGTCATTCGAAGCGCAAAGGAGGTTAGTTCCTGTTTGACCGCAGAAGAATTCAGCATTCCCAAGAGCAGCGCAGAACGATGTTTTTCCATTCTTACGCCCGATCTCCAGAAGTGCTTCTGTAAATCGCCGGATCCATCGTGCATCTTCTTGCGAAAAAATATAGAAGCCATATAAGGCTTCTATGAAGGCTTTTTCCCATAGTGTTAAGAGAAACGGTTTCCCTGCAAACGGGCTAATTGAATGCCGGCATTGTGTTTCGATAAATTTAATTCGCTTATGAGCGTCGGTAACGTCGAAACGATACCGTTCATCACCCAAATCGACAATCAGTTTATCCAAGCATTGCATAAGCTCTTTTCCAACAACAGGCTCGCCGGACTTGCATTTTAAGTGGTATTCCTCAAGATACATTTACCCACCTACTCAAACTCCTTTAGAGGATCGTCTTCTCCCTCAATATTTTTACCCAGTACGTTGGATAGTTTTACAATGTAATTCAAATAATTCGCTCTGACCTTAACAATCAACCGACTTACCGGCAGTTCTTTTTGCATCATAGGGTTATCCTTATGCAGTTTTATCAAGCCGGTTTTTTTAGCTACTTCGTTCAGGTCGTGCAATTGCACTCGCAATCTGGAGGCTTCCCAAATCGCTCCGTCAATCAACGCCAACTGTTTTTCGTCAGTCCCTACGAATAAGGCTTTGATTCTCTCATACTCTTGCCGTTCGTCCACGCATATCACCCAGTTTCAATTGTTTTCGAAAACCGTCCAAGGAAAAGTCAAATTTTTGCCGTGTATGAAAGAAGTGTGGCCTCCCCGGTCCAGTGTATTTGATGTCCTTTTTCGGAGGTGGGGGGGCTATGGCATGTACTCCTCGAACCATCGGTCGATATATTTTATAAAATCATTCGGCAATTGCCTTGCATACATCGTTGCGGTAC